TGCAAGGCATACGAACCGGAGGATTGATTTGAGCAAGATTGAACTACAAGGACTCACAAAGCCCGAGGCGCTCGCCGCCCTATTCAATGCAGCCAAGCCCCAAGGGCTCGGTAAACTCCAGTACGATTCGAGCCATCGCATGGACAGCGTTGAGGCGGGCATCGTCCTCACGCAGGGGATGTATGTGGACTACCTCGAGGGGAGAGTCATCAAGACCGACTTCGGCAAATATCCCGATGCCATCGACACTACGCTCTACGACCGGGACAACGGAAAGGACGCAGGCGGGATGGCTATATGGCGTGCTGCCGGTAGGAAGCATCTAGGCGACTTTCGTGGGGACCTAAATCTGCCGCCCGAGATAGGGGGGTGCAAGTGCCAGCGTGTCGAGCAACCCGATGTCCACTACGAGTACCACGGCTTCATGGGTGGCGTGCTGTACGTCTATAGGGAGTCGGACATATATAGGAATTGCACCATGTGCCGCATGATGTACATAAACCGTGACATGGGCAGGCAGTCGGAGATCCGGATTCCCGTAGAGTACTTTGTCCGCGAGAAGGACGGGTTCAAGTACTTCGTGTGCAGGCTCGTGTCGGAGTTTGCGGATTCGCTCTTCAAGGAGAATGACAATGATAGATGCAAACATACCTAGAGTTTGTCGAAGCTGCCCTAATTGTCAGCGATTTATAAAAATTGGTGTATTTATGCCACACTGGACACCTTGGGAGTGGTTGTGTAAAATCGACAAGCGTCCCTGCATGTGTGAGGAAAACGACAATGAAGATAGAAACTAGGGAAAAGAAGTTCAAGTGCCCGTATGGCGATAGGCCGGGGAAGCAGTTCTCGGACAACTGCTATGCCTTCGGATGCATACACCAGATCAACGGCGACTGCCCGCTGAAGAAGGAACCATGAGTAGTATATCAGAACTGAAGAAAGAGAATAGCCGGTTCAACGTACTCCACACCGAGTGGGGCGACTTCGTCCGTGTGGAGGAAGCCCAACAGCTAGAGAAGACGCTGTGGGTTACTAGAGCTAAATGTGCAGACCTTGCGGCGGAGGTGTACTCCTACAGGAAGGGTGCAGGATTTGCTACGAATAAGCTCCAGTACGCCGAGGAGATGTACAGGAAGCAGATCAAGGCGCTGAGGGCTTACGAGATATGTCGGATGAGAGCAAGTGGCGATGCTGAGGCAGAGAAAATCATGCGGGAGATGTCACTGGATGAGTTTAGAAAAACCGTAGAGTGGGGACTTAAACTATGCGATAGGGCGAAATCATGCGAAACGGACTAAACCAGTTCGAGCGTGAGGTTCTTGCAGACACGGGGCTGTCCATCCCGCGTTTTGCCCATATCCGTAATCGCGTGTACTGCACCTCCAGCACGGATATGCGGGAGTCGCGCTTCTCCCCGTCCGCACGCTGGAGATATTGCAGGTAGCCCACGCCCGCCGCCATGAGGGCCACGAGCCCTGTGACTACTGGCTGGAGGAACTTGCGCCAGGCTGTCGATTCGGTACTCATGGTGTCATTCTCCGATGGTCGTGTAGATAGATGTGAGGTCTAGGTCGGTCATTGGACTACACTCCAAGATAGCCGAGCATTGTGTTGGCAATAACGAATTGTCCAGCATTAGTCGGATGCACATTGTCACTACCAAGCAATCCGCTGAACCACGAAGAACCCGCAGTAGTTGCGCCTACGCACCCAGCAACATCAATATACTCGGTGCAGTTGGCTGCAATGTAGGCATTCTTGTATGAGTTGTCGCGTGTCGGAGTGCAAGGAATTGTGCATGGAATGAAATCAATGCCCATCTTTTCACACAAAGCCTTCACTAGGTCAAAAATAGTTTTCCAATCTGCATTAACCACTCCATTATCGGCATTGTTCATGCCCATAGCCCAAATAATTCTTTTAGGCTTGAACCCGAACTTGAAGTCATTCATAAGTGACCAGTACGCATCAATAGACCCTCGGCCACTATACGAATCAATCATAAATCTAGCGTCACTCTTTAGGTCTAGCAACCTATCCGGCCACATATCGCAGTAAGAATCGCCAAAGAGCCACGTATCCATACGATACCCGATTCCGCTTAACTTTATTTCGCAGTTTGTATAATTTCCGCTGATGGATTCAAGTGTTATGTTCCCGTGAGAACCGCACCATTCAACATTTTTCGTAAACTTCTTTGTTCCGGAGCAAATAACAACCTTCGCTTGAAGATTGAATAACTGCCCGACAGTAATAGTCACATTGACAAAATCGGACATTGTAAGCCCGTGAGGTGTAGTAGCCTTGAGAGAGCCGTCCGTCCTACTATACTCGTAAAGGTTAGTGTCATCAATCTCAATTCTGCCGAGTATATACGGGGATGTTCCATGATACACCGCAATTCTACCGAACGTAGAAAAATATGCAGTAGACGAAATTATGTAGTTATTCTTTGTGTCGGGAGAACCCCAAATTTCGACTTTTCCGCTCGTTGACATGGATGCCGAAGAGTTGGCCAACCACTTGCTAGAACGCATCGTGCTTTTAGTTTCGCATTTACCGACAATCCCGCCAACAAGGTCAGCCCCAAAAAGACAAATAAACTTATCCGTAGGTGCAGACCTTGATGTAAGTCTAACATATTTTGCATTTGCCGGAAAATCCGATTTTGTAAAGGTTCGGACGATATGAGCATTTAGGTCGGGATAGTTTCCGCTGCCATCATCGTGAATTTGAGAAATAAAGACGTAGTTCTTGTCGTAAAAGGACAATCCACCGCCATACTGGTTTCCAAAACACCCCTTCGCAATAATTCCGTCAACCCCAGTCAAGTCAAAGTGTTCCGTTGTGCAAAATGCCGTGTTAGTTGATAAATAACCATTGCTATTTACAAACTTGTCATAGAACCAGAAATCGGTACAAACAACATTTCCAAGCCCTGCAATTTTTTCCAGAATTTCACTTAAAGGTTTCTCAGAAAACTTCGTAAGGTCAATCGCCCCGCCAAACTGGTGGTCGTTACACTCAAGGTTTTTCCCTGCGGAAAATACAATGTTACCTCTAGCGTAGTTCTTCACATTAGAATAGTCCGGCGAAACATTTTTGACATTAGCCTTTTTTCCAAATATACTTGTATCTACTCCGTTTACTTGTACAAAAGCCGTGTATGTAGTAGTGTTTGCACGCACTACACGGATGTACTGGCTATTTGCGGGAAAATCGGAAGAAGCGATAGTGCGTTCCATATATGAACCCACACCACTATAGCCACCTTCGCCATCATCGTGAATAGACCCAACGAATTTTTTATTCCCATCATAAAAAATTACTCCACCGCCATACTGGTTCGCAAACGTAGTACCAACAAAAAGACTAGTAGCACCAGCGATATTGATGTAGTCGGTCACATCAAAAGAACTATTTGTGCTTGTAGTACCATTATCAGCAATAAATGTGGCAGTGGTGGGAAAGTCGTGGATAACGCTAAATTCCGGCATCAAATTAACTATGTCATAAATGGTGAGTCTATCTGCAACATTCCTTATGTAGTCTGGGTCTGTAATTGTAGTAGTAGCCCTCTTGACACGCCAAATTTCGCCATTGAATACGAAATGCTCCCCGTAGGAGTATGCTTTGTTTCGTTGGAATTGCTTGTCAATACTTGTGAATAGGTTATACAATGCAGTACCGCACGGGATTGATTTGAATTTAGTGCCATCCCACGCACCAGCCGATACATCCTGGAGAACAATAAAAAGTGAGCCGTTCCTAGACACAAACTGTCCGGCCAAATAATCAACGGCCTCGTCAAACTCTCTAGCAGAACCACGGTCTAATGCATTCTCCGCAGTCGCCTTCAGCAAGTCGTCCTTGCTCATCTTTGCAGTGCCGCTGGGTCCGTCCACGGGTATCACGTCACCTGTGCGGAAGGCGGTGATGCTTGTTGGGAGGTTATGTATGTTGCCGAGGCAATCCTCGCGTAGCTTCTCCTTCAGGACGGATTGGGCCATCTTCCTCGTGCCCGCAGTAGTAGAATCGACTACGATGTTGTCGTCCGATTCAAAATCGGTAGTGGCGTTCAACCCGATGATGCGCTTGGTTCCCATAAAGCCTCCGTAAATGCAAAGAAACCCGGACGGACATCAATCCGCTCGGGCGAGCATATTGAAATGTAAACAAATTTTAACGAGGGGGGGGGGGCACGGAGAAACCAGCCCGCTAGAGCCGCAATGTTCCGTATATGCCTTCCCATAGTTTCTCATACCCGTAAATATACATAAATCTTACGAATATGATACGAAAAACTTACGGTTTTTTGTCCGAGATGGCCACCAGGACCGCCGTCCCCACGATAATGAGCACCACCGAGGCGCAGAAGATGATGAACTCCGTCATGCCACCTCCTTGTACGAGATGTACAGTGCTATTGCCTCTTCCTGCTTCCAGTAGACGTTCGCCCGCCGGAACGCGAAGGACACCTGCTGGACGAGCAGGTCCGCCTGCCTATCCGTGAGCGTCGGCAGCCACATCTTCAGCGTGACCACGCCGTTCGCTACCTCGTGGCTCACGGGGGGCATGTCCCCCGTAACGTAGTTGGCGAGGATGCCCTCGAGGCGGTAGAGCAGCTTGCGCCCGTACCTATCCGTTGCGGGGACGCTCATCCTTGACTTCCTTGGGGAACTTGTTGAAGTTGATGCACGCCTTCACGCCATTTCCCGCGTTGCGGCAGTACTTGAACGAGTTGCAGTGCGGACAGATCCCGCCAATCTTGTTCTTCATAATCTAATTCTCCAGTTTCAAAATCTCTTTGGCGAGCCACTCGGCATGCGCAGGGTCGCCCAGCCCAACCGCTACCCAGTCGCCGACCTCGACCGCCCTGTAGTCGTCCATCGCGTACGTCTCGATACAGGCGAGCACTTGCTGCAGTAGCGTATGCTCGGTAGCCCGGACGAGGAACGAGCCGTTATCAAGCATTACGCAGATCCGCCTGTGCCACAATGTAATCATCTGTGCCCCCTAATGTAGTCAAATGCATCATATTTATTGTCGTAGGCCACGGGCTCGAATCCCGTGCCGTAATTCGTCCAGTAGTAATGCCACCACACGAGCCACCACTGGGGGACGTAGAGCATCTCGGCACCACGTTCCGAGGCCATCGCCTTGTAGATCACGCGCTTGAACCGCCTAGGCCAGGTCATAACTAGAGTCCTCCGCAGTAGTAGCCCAGGAGGAATGCCATAATCATCCCAAGGGCGTACAGTGCGATAAGGTTCAGTTTCAGGTCGTTAGTTACAATGGTCAGCGCGGGTACCTTGACCGCTTCCGCAGGCACGCTCACGGCAATACCCGCAAGTTCCCGGAGGGCCGCATAGATGTCCTTCTCGAAGTCCGGTTTATATTCCACGGGCACGTGTATCACATTCCCTTGAATAAAGTCCTCGTACATCTTGCCTTCTTCAAGTATGAAGGGCTTCTCGGTATCGTCCCCGATAAACACGGAGAAGGTTTCCCCGCAGTATATCCCCTTGAACGCCTGCACTTCCCATATGGACGGGGTGAAGGAAATCCGGCGATGTACGTGGGGCACTTTCAGGCGGGACGAAGCCATCCGGGTAGCATCGGACACCGCCCAGAACCGGCACGGGACGACACCGTCGTTGCCCATAAACCTGGCGGTCATACGGCGCGAAAGGCACTTGTAGTTCTCGTATATCATGTTGTCGCCGGTATCCTCGTAGAGCACACCAGCAATGGCCCTTCCCAAGTACGACCGGTTCGCCGACATGGGTACTACCCCTATGCGGTTCGGGAACATGTTGTCTTCAAGTTCCTCTCCCTTGCCGGGGAGCATGAGGGACTTGAAGTACGGAGAGTTATCGATAATGTCCAGGATGACATCGCAGATATGCGTATTTGCGACATCGTCGTTAGCCACATAGAAGTTGATGGAGATAGTAGACATTAAGCCATACTTCTCGTGCGGATTCCGTATCAGCGTGAACAGGTAGATATCGTACAGGAACCCGACAATGGACGCAAACGTACGTCCCGTGCCAAAAGCTCCCTCGAGACGCACCTCCACGTACGGGGAAATCGGGCCGTTGGGGTACACCTCCTGGAGTTTCTCCTTCCAGTATGGGTAGATGTCCTTGGCGAACTCCCCGAGATACTGCGGGTCCTCGACGAACGTCTTGATGTCCACCGGGGTGGACGTGAAGTCCGTTAGTTCTAAAGTTCTACTCATAGTTGTTCTCTTCGTGCCCACTCGGCAATGAGCAGGCCATCGCTATCCTTGTGCTTCTTGATAACTTCCTCCAGGTCGGGGAAGAGCCGCAGCCCGATGTCCATCGAGGCCTTCTTGAGTTCCGGCGCACCCTGTATGCCCGAGGGAAGCATCTTCTTCTGCCAGTCACGGGAGTCCACGTACATGTGCGGGATTCCCAGGTCTTCTATGACGCACAGCATCGCCTCTAAAGAACGGGCAGCAGAAATCGAGGCTTGAAAGCGCTGCGGGTTAATCATAGGGCGTTCGAGCACTGCAATCACGTCCTGCGGGGAGAACATGTCGCCCATTATGCCCACTATCCACTGCTTCAGTTTCACGTGGTCTATGCGGGAGATAATCTTCTTCGCCTTAGTGTAGCTCTGCTCCTTCAGGATAGGGGTCTCTATGAAGTGAGTCCCGCACTCTCCCACGCAGGCGAGCGTACCTGTCGTACCATTGTCGATGCCCCAGAATATCCTATGTGCCATGTATAAACCTCATATCCACAATATAGCAACACTACGGCGCTACCGAACTTGTTATTCGTGAACTACCCACCGTCTAAAGGCGATGTGCTTCGTGTTTTCGCTTCTACGGGTTCGCATGCATCCCTCCATCGCTGTCGGGTGCAGGGGCGAATCCCTCTGCGGAGGCTTGTTCCAAGCACTCAGCTCTCTTTGACGAGCCAATCATCAAGACTACACGGGCAGAATGAATATCCCTATCCATCTCGTAGCCGCAATCGCACTTATATATACGGTCGGCAAGAGTAGGATGGTTAAGAGTACCGCAGACGGGGCACAGCTTAGTTGTCGGTTCCCACTTGGAAATCTTGAAACTGCGACCGCTTGCCTCTAGGGCAACTAGCCGTTGCTTCAACGCACCAAGACACGAGGACTGTACTTGCTTGCCGAACAGCCCCCGTTGCCATCCTTTTATCTGCTCGTCTTGAAAGTATATGACATCATAGTCGGTCACCAACTTGTGGTAGATTTTATTGGCCATGTCCTTGCGGGCATTGGCAATATGCTCGTACTCACGCTTCAGTTGACGAAGACACTTGTAATACCGCTTCGACCCCTTTTCGTTCTTTTTCTTCCCCCGCTTGTTCAACTTGCGGGAGAGAAATTTCAGGCGGTCGGTTTCTCGCACATTACACTTGTATTTGTCGCCGTACGATGTCGTTATGGAATCCTTTATTCCGAAGTCGAGACCAACGTTACGGTTGGTAGGAATCCTCTTCTCCTTCGGTAGCATTACGCTAATCTTTACGTAGTAACCGGAAGCCTTGCGTATCAGCTTGGCATCCGCTATTTCAAATTGTTCAAACTGGTGTAACTGGTGTATCCCGTTCACCTTCAGCTTCCTGAAACCAGGAATTGTGATATGGCTTGCATCCAAAATCTTCGTGAACCCAGTAATGATGGGGATGCAGTTCACTACGCTCTTGAACTTCAACGCGCCGACCTTGATGCCCTTCTTCTTGGCCTTGGCAAGGTTTATAATGTCCGTCTTCTTCTGGGCCACCGTAGCCCTGTGGAGAACGGACGGTAGTGTAATGGTTGAAGTGACCGGGTTCTTGTCCTTGTCGTAGTGGACTACATCCTTGTGCTCGGTATACTTGTAGTTGAACAGTGTAGCGTCCTCACTCTTGTTTGACAAGGCCAGCATGTCGTTGACTACCCATTTCGCTTCCTTGAAGCACTGCGCTAGCTTATTGAACGTCTCTTTAGGGTTGTGCCGTATGGAAACCTTGAGTTCAAATACACGGCATACCTGCGACTTGCGCTTTTCCCGCGTTGCCGCCAATCCTTCACGGATTCTTGCCTTCGTACTTTCGCTTCTTACGGATTCCATAGTTTTGACCTAAATAAGTAATTTCATCGTCTAGGTTAAAATATATACAATATTTTAGCGGAATGGCGTAAATTATTATTTACGGACAGGGCCGACCTAAATACCGACCTAAAGAGTTCCCCCTCGACTTGCGTCTTGGGGCGGTATCTTGCGGTCGGCGTTTTTGTCACGGGACATTTCAAGTATCTTTATTCTCATGCTAAAGCCCTCACTATCCTCTTGTACACCTGTGCCGTGGCTATCGACCGCTTCAGGCAGTATTCCCCGATGCGGTCGGTCGCCCCGATCCGGAACAGCCCGCTGATGAGCGTGCCGTCTATGGACTCGTTCGGGTCGTCGAGGCCGAGCATCAGGCACGAGGCGCGGAGCGACATGCTGTTGCCCCCGAACTTCATCAGTTCCATGGTATCCTTGTGCGGCACCTCCCACGGCTTCATCCCCGCCACGTCCAGGGCGGGGGGAATGTAGGAAAGCACCGCGAGGTAGCGCTTGGCCATCCACGGCAGGATGAACGACTTGAGGGCGTGACCGATAAGCGTGACTCCGGGCTGGTCCAAGTAGTCCAAAAGCCCCTCCAGTATCTGCCTTTCCTCCTCTACGTCCTTCGCGACGTAGTTAGCAGTTTCCCCGGAGTCCACGTCGATAAGGGACACGGCGCAGAGTTGGCCGAACTCGGGGTATAGCGCGGCGGTGTCCTCCAGGTCGTCCCCCTCCTTTCCGGGGTTCCTGCGGGAAGCCCATGCGGGGAACCAGGTGTCCATGATGCCCTTCCTCGGGGCGGTCTCGATTGCTATGGCGATATTTTTCATCTTTCCTCGTCCCATCCCACACCGATATCCCAGTGCGGGTCGTATATAAATTGTGTCTTTTCTTCCGGGAGGTCGAACTCGTTCAGTATGGACTCCCGTGCTTCGGGGTAGTCCTCGAGCCATTTCCCGTGCATCACGCGGAACGTGCCGTCCTCGAGCCCGAACAC